ATGTATCGCATGGACAAAATAACCACTGGTGCTGCCTATGGCGCTTCAGCCGGAAGCATCCTCAACGGCATGCTGAATGCCTACAGACCCGAGCAGTGGAACGCTATCGGCGTGCTGGTGGGCATCATCATTGCCGTATTGACGTATCTGACGAATCTCTATTTCAAAATCCGCGAAGACAAACGCCGTAGCAGGAGCCGAGATGAACCCGACACTCAGGAATAAGCTGGTGGGTGCCATTGTCGGTGGATCCGGAGCAATCACCATTGCTGCAGTAATGCTGGGCAATGCGGATGGGCTGGAAGGGCGGCGCTATTACGCCTATCAGGATGTGGTCGGCGTCTGGACTGTTTGCGATGGCCACACCGGTACCGACATTCGCCGGGGTGACCGTTACACCGACAAAGAGTGCGACAACCTGCTGAGGGCAGATCTTCGAAAGGTGGCAAACACCATCGATCCACTGATAAAGGTTGGCATCCCTGAGCCTACCCGCGCCGCGCTTTACTCCTTCACCTACAACGTTGGCTCTGATGCCTTCGCCAGTTCCACGCTGCTGAAGAAGCTGAACGCCGGAGATGTGACAGGTGCATGCAAAGAACTACAGCGCTGGACATATGCCGGTGGCAAGCAGTGGAAAGGGCTTATCACCAGGCGCGAGATTGAGCGTGAAGTTTGCGAGTGGGGCCAGAAATGAGCCGATTAACAGCCATCATCTGCGCTGTCGTTATCTGCCTGCTGGTTTCCATGGCCTGGGCTATCAACCACTACCGCGACAACGCCATCACCTACAAAGACCAGCGCGATAAAGCCACTGTACAGCTCAGCCTGGCGAACGCCACCATCAAAGACATGCAGACCCGGCAGCGTGATGCTGCGGCGCTGGATGCCAAATACACGAAGGAATTGTCCGATGCGAAAAAGCAGCTTGATGATCTGCAGCGTTGTGTTCGCGATGGCAAGTGTGGGCTGCACGTCAACGCCAGATGTCCCACGAACGGAACGACCAGCACCAGCGGCGTGGGCGATGCTTCCGGCCCCCGACTTACTGACACCGCTGAACGGGATTATTTCACCCTCAGAGAGCGAATCGTCACAGTGACGAAGCCGGTCGGCTATTTGCAGGACTACATCAAAGAGCAATGTTTAAGGTAAGGATATTTAGGCGGTCAGAAAGACCGCCTGAGGTGATGCTCTATAATGATATGAATTTTTTAAGTGAAGCGTTTTGGATAATCATGTCAATGATTGCTGATTCAACATTTCTGGCATAGTAGATGTTATATGTTTGTTCAGATTGTGTAGTTTCAAAGGACAATTCCCCTCCGGGACGCAAATAGCATGTGAAGATTTCAATTTCTTTTTCTTCTTTAATTGTATAAAAAGCTATTTCGCAGACCAACTCTTGTTCTGAAAATACAAACCTGTGCTTAGATTCACACCAGAACTTAAATTCTGGCATTTCTATTCGCAAAGATGAATTCTTATCTGAAACTGTAATGAAATCATGGAAGAAGTCACGCTTCTGCCAATATTCTTTAAGGCTTCTTAGCAAGCCCTCAGTATCTTTTCTTAGAGGCTCACCAAAGTTTTTCACATGCGACGATACATCGCCAATTTTTTTTAAGGTCATATTGAATCCTCCTTTCGCATCGAACAAAAACAATACCGGAAATTCATATTCTTGACATCTACTAAATCACACTTACCACTCAAACAGGTGAAACATTTACGGGCAAGATGTCACTACGACAGTCTGAGTTGGTTAACGGCTTTGTGCCGCTGATGACTGAGAAGAGGTATAAACCAATGGCGACGTGCAGACTGTCAGTAGAAATTAAAAACAATTGAAAGCTTCCGGACTACCTCAGGACGCCGATACTGTTCTGCGTAATGATGCGGTACGAGCCTGATTGCGAAAGGTGGGTGAGTACATCGTTAAGTATGGCATCAGCCAGAAGGAAAAGGCTGATTTGATCAGCCCTCGATAAACTAAATTGTGAAGTATGTGTACCACCTGTGAGCAGGGGCGTGCACCGACTTCATTCTGAATAACACCACTCCTGTTTCAATGTTAGTAACGATGTAAGTAGGAAGATCCGGGTTTTTGTAGTCCACATCTTCCTGTGCGAATGAGTATCCTTTTTTATGAAGGATGCCCATTGCCTCATTGCCTTGGGCTATTACCGACTGCTTCTTGCTGCCTTGTAACTGTTCAGCTGCAGTGATTGCGCCGACAATGCAACCAGTAATATCTGCAAGGATTTTTTCCTGTTCAGTTAACTCTCTTTCCATACCTATTTCCTTAAGGTAAATTTATTGCATGCACTCACCGACAAAACGTCATTTTCTTTCGAGAGTACCGCATCGATTGAAACACCACCTCAGTGGCTGCACGTTTAGCTGATTGTTAAAATTACAAAATGATGGTCAAAGAGCAAGACTGTGGATTCACATTAACGATCTTAAACCGTAACAAAGCCATTGAAACAGGAATGAAAAACCGCTGCCACATTGGCGTAGGAAAGCGACGCACATTCACGATAGAGTAGCCGTTCTGTAGAGCCAGCCTATGTAACATCGCCAGTCTCTTTGAATCGATTAGATGACTCTCCAATGATACGCTTGAATAACCGTTTTTCTTTAATTTTTTCAATGTGTTAATAAATGATGTTTTGAGTTTGTGTACACCTTTTTTGTTTCTTGGTGTACCAAAGATAGCCATATGAAGAGTTACATCTTTTTTTCTTTTATTAACATAGAGAAATCTTCCTGAAATACCGTGGGTTAATGAAGCCCATAGAATAAACACAACAAGTAATATAATTAGCGTTGTAAGTAACCATTCCATTTAACACTGTCCTCATAATTTACATTTGTCAGATTATTAACGGCATAATAACAAAATTTAACTAAGATTCACTTGATAAATCAACCGCCTCGGGGCCATTGAGGCGGCGTATCGGGCCGGAATGATGTCCCACCAAAAAAACTGCATCACGACACGGTAACTATATCCCTGATGACGATGCTGATCACGTGCTATGTGAATCGCTGAAGTGTCCAGGTGGTGGTTGATACCGCCTGTGACTGGGTAAAGCCAATATACCTGACTGATCACGACATCGACGTTATGGACCGGCAGACAAAGAAAGACATTCTGGCGCATAACAAAGCGTGGCAGGCGAACTGTCAGAAGGAGAAAACCGATGTGAATTAGCAAAGCGGTAAGACCGTAGCCTAAAGGCAATGCAGCAGTCATGATGCTGCCCCGAGTCGCGTAATGGCGAGCAGGTATAGCAGACCGTTGTGAGGGTAAGTGAGGGAACATGCTCCGGTAAAGCAGCGCGAACGCCAGACGCGCACCGGTTATAAGCGGCGATGAAGCGACAGCGTCTCAAGGGCATGAGCGTGGCCACTCCGGGTAGTGGCAGCCATTACAAAGCTCACCTGCTGGTGGGCTTGATAATGGTTATAGACTTATGCAGATGAATAAATCAGCTGATTATCTTGCGCAACTGGATTTCTTCCTGCTCGTTAAGCCTGGCATACTCGCTTATTTGTTTAATAAGTGACCCTTTGTTATTAGACATCATGGATGAAACATAGCAGCCAGTTCTCCATTCGAAAAAGCTCACCAAAAATAAGGTTGATGCTGTAGAATACTGATAATGTATTGAGAGGTTATTGCAAATTTTTTTCGTTACCATGGAGTTAGTTTTTACTTAATGCAAATTACCGGGATTTATAATGCTTTATTGATATGAGATATATGGGTACTTAACTGTTGCTAAGAGGGAATTTAGCGCTACTAAAAATAGTAGGAATAATCTTACGTTGTTGTTGCTGTTGGCACAATATGGATAATAACTTTGCCTAAACAATACAATAGCAACCGATGAAAATTCACTCTCTTACAATCGCTTTGCTGGCGACGATTTCTTCTCCATCCTACGCAGCGTTTCAGGAAAGAGAATACAATACCTGGTATCAAAAAGATGCTGTACTCTACGACATTACCCAGACCTCAGAGGGGTTGCCTGTCATGATAAGTATCTCTCAACCGGGGAGGGAGTCAGCTAATATGCTCGTATCCTATATGTCCGATGGTGGTTGTGGCGATAGGAAGATGCGGCTTAATGCTAACGGGAAGGATGTGCCTGCAACTTACACCTGTGTATCAGTCGGAGCTAACAGGATTGAACACTTTGCAGTGAATGATGCAGGCAAGGTCAATGAGATGGTTAACTATCTCAAGTCAGATTTCACTTTATTGCTTCAAAACGATATCAAAGTCTGGGCTGCGAATATAAAGACGCCGAAATATGGCATAGCACCAAAATTTTAAATCTCAAAATTTAACCGCCTGAGGGCGGTTTTTTATTGTCATAACGAGGATATATGCCACCACGAACACCAAAAGCCTGCCGTGTTCGCGGCTGCCGCTCCACCACTACAGACCCGTCCGGTTACTGCGAAAAACATAAAGGCGAAGGATGGAAATCCTACAAATCAGGACAATCTAGGCATCAGCGTGGATATGGAACGAAGTGGGAAGTCATACGCGCTCGCATACTGAAGCGCGACAATGCTCTATGCCAGAATCATCTGCGTCAGGGGATTGCAAGGCAGGCTTCCTGTGTGGACCACATTAAGGCGAAGGCTCACGGCGGCACTGATGATGACAGTAACCTTGAAAGCCTGTGCTGGTCGTGTCACGCCGCTAAGACCGCGCGTGAGCGGCTCAAGTGAGAATCAATGTCATCATCACTCAGGGGAGGGGGAGGTCAAATCTCTGCGACCTCGCGCCTTCCGGACTGCCCGCCTCCTCGAATTTTTTTACCCGCGAAAAATCAAATTTAACCTGGAGTGTCGCTTATGGCTGGAACGACGGGGCGTTCCGGGCGTCGCCCCAAGCCAACGGCGCGCAAGGAGCTGGCTGGTAACCCCGGCAAGCGAGCCCTTAATAAAGAAGAACCAGTTTTCACACCCATTAAAGGCGTTGAACCCCCGGAATGGTTTTCCGAAGACGATGGTATGCCGATGGCCTCCGTCATGTGGGAACTGACCACGAAGGAATTATGCGGGCAGGGTCTTCTCTGTGTAACCGATCTTGCGGTGCTTGAACGCTGGTGTGTGGCTTACGAGTTCTGGCGCCGTGCTGTCAAAAACATCGCCCGTGATGGTCTTTCAATCGTTGGGGCTATGGGGGGAAAAATTAAGAACCCTGAACTTACAGCCAAAAAAGAACAGGAATCGGAGATGAGTTCTACCGGTTCAATGCTGGGACTTGATCCGAGTAGCCGCCAGCGTCTGATCGGTCTTGCTGGTCAGAAGAAAACCTCTAACCCATTCCTGAAGATGATCAATTCATGAGCCGGAAATCGTACCCTAACGTTAACGCCGCGAATCAGTACGCCCGCAACGTTGTGCGGGGTAAAGTCCCGGCGTGCCAGTTTGTCATTCAGGCCTGTCAGCGTCATATCGACGATATGGCCCAGGAGAAGAGCCGAAAATTCCGGTACCGCTTTGACAAGGATATGGCGGAGAAAGCCGCAAAGTTTATTCAACTAGCCAGGATGAAATCTGGCACGTTCGCATCATGACGCTGGACGGACTGGTTGGCCTGAATCCGATAGCCTATGCCAGAGAAGCCATTTCTCTGGGACTGGCCACTGAAGAACATGGCTCCAGATTGTTTAGCAATGGCGCCGTTACATCAGGCGTCCTGCGTACAGACCAGGAATTAAGCGATGCCGCTTACGACCGCTTAAAGGCTGACTTCGAAGAGAAACATCAGGGTCTGGGCAACGCCCACAGACCAATGATTCTTGAAATGGGGCTGGACTGGAAATCAATGGCGCTCAACGCAGAAGATATCTTCCCGAACCGGAAGACAGGCAAACGAAGGGTATAAAAAAACGCAAAGCGAAAGAGGAGCCGTTCTGATGGGAGCTATACAAAGCCTTCAGCGTCAGGTTCTGAGCCTGATTGGGCGTGCGGTGGTGAAGAGTATCAACGCCGCCAGCAAATGCCAGACGGTTGACGTCGAATTACTGGCAGGACAGGGAAAGGCAGGCATTGAACATCTTGAGCCCTATGGTTTTACATCCCGAGCTAAATCCGGCGCAGAGGCCGTTGTGCTCTTTCCGGATGGCGATCGATCCCATGCTGTAGTGGTGAGTATCTCCGATCGCCGGTACCGAATTAAAGGACTGAAAACCGGAGAGGTTGCTTTCTACGATGACCAAGGGCAGACAGTCACCCTCACACGAAACGGCATCGTTGTCGATGGTGGTGGAAAAGTCATCACCTTCAAAAATGCCCCTAAAGCCCGTTTTGAAATGGACATCGAATCGACAGGACAGATAAAGGACTTATGTGATTCTTCTGGTCTGACAATGGCCGCAATGCGCGTGACCTATAACGGGCACAAACATAAGGAGAACGGAAATACCACTGACACACCTGATACGGAAATGGAGGGGTAATGGAGCTCTGGTTAACAGTAAACGGAAAAACCGTCAGTGCCAGCTCTCAGCTCGATCCGCTCACCCGCGCAGTGGTGATTTCTTTATTCACTCACCGGCGCGCCGATCCTGATGACAATGTTGATGTACCTATGGGGTGGTGGGGGGATACAGGGATTTATACCAGGCCTGCCAACTTAAAATACGCGCTTGTGTATGTTGTGGGGGCAGGTGGTGGGTCTGGTTCTGCGCCAGCGACATCATCAGCGCAGACATCAGCATCACCTGGCGGCGCCAGTGGTTCGTGGGCTAAGGTCAGATTGACCGCAGCAGAAATTGGCGCAAGTCTTCCTTACGTCGTTGGCCCTGGAGGTGCAGCCGGAGTCAACGGAGCGGGCGGGGATGGTGGGAACACATCGTTTGGCTCATTAATCATATGCCCTGGCGGTAAAGGATCAGTTATCGGGATTGCCATTTCAACGTCCTCCAGCGCCCTGATCCAGGGAGCCGCAGCGGGCGGCATCCCGACCGTGAGTGCAGGTATTGTTCTTGAATCGTCTAACGGAAATCCCGGCGGAAAATCAATGTTTGTCACTGCGAATACCCTGGCTGGTGATGGCGGGGCATGCCCTAAAGGTGCTGGCGGGCAGGGGCAGGGCGCAGCGTCACCGGCTTCACCTGGATCGGGAAATGGTGGTGGGGCTAGCGGTGCGGCAAACGGTACTAATACCGCATCTTCAAAGAACGGCGCCCCTGGCGCTAATGGTGGTATCTGGGTAATGGAGTTTGCGTAATGAATACATATGCGATGGTTTCAAAGCCAGGAAATATTGTAACTAACGTATTTCCTGCTGATTATACCCTCCAGGAACTCTCCGACATGTTCCCGGACTACATCATCGTCAGGATTACAGAAGGGCTGAAGTGTGCTAACGGTGATTATTATAACGTTGCTGATGGGTTGTTTTATATCGATCCAGATTTCACCTGGCTTTCAGGGACAACTCCACCACCTTCTCTGGATGATGCTTATGCCGCATCATTGAAAATGATAAGAGAGAATGGTAGTGCTGCGCTTATGTCTATTAAACCTCCCTATTCAGAGCAGGAAGCATCAACATGGTGGGCGCAAAGCGAAGAGGCAAATCTGTGGGCAAGTAATAATAGTTTTGTGCCAGAAATGCTAAACGCAATAGTAGCATCATCCAGTGGATTATATACGTTACAAACATTAGTTAGTGAGATATTATCTAATGTTACTTCCTGGAAAGAAGCATCTGGAAATATCTTAGGGCAGATAAAGTACAAGACTGAACAGTTAAATGTTATTAAAGCTGAGGTTATAACTGGGGAGAAAAATGTTATGGACATTGTTAACTTTAATGCTGATATAAATATTCATTAAAACTACCGCCCACTCAACTAAAAAAATGAGTGGGCGATAATTACATCAATTTGGCTATTTTTGCTCTTACTTTTTCTATTCTCGATTCTATCAAGTAAAATGCAATTGCCCCAATTAATATTGATGCAAGGATAGTAATGAAAACAGAAACAGGTTTTCCAAATTCAAACTGTGATAATGTGGATAGCGCTATGAAATGGAATAAGTAGATGGAAAAACTCCACTCCCCCACTTTTCTAATTATTACGTTTTGTAGTAAGGAACCAAGCAACCCTCTTCCAGAAATACATGCAACCACAAATATTGTCCATACAAGACCAATAGGAATAAACATATTTGTAATATCAGCCCTTGAATCCCCACCAGTAAGCAGGTTCCTGACTGAAGGGTAAAACATTAATATGATAAATATTGACATTGCAGATATCGTATTTACTAATCTAACAGTCAGAAGATTCTGTATGTCCATATATATTACAGAGCCAACAACACCAAGCAAAAAACACGGCACATACCAAGTCACATCAATCGAGTTACTTGGGGTCATGTAATACGGCCACCATAATTGAATGACCCATATAAATATGCCTGAAGCGATTATGACAGCGATATTCCCAAATTTTCTTTGCGCATAGAAAAATGCATAACTAACTATTGGTAGGAAGAAATAAAATTTAAACTCAACTGGAATAGTCCAGAGATGAAAAAATGTATCTCTAAATATAGATATGTCTATCATCTTCTGAAAGTCGTAATACCCCATAAAGTAATAAATAGAAACGGCAATAATAAACATTGGTAATATTCTTAGAAACCTACCAATAAGGTATGATGCTAATGAGCGGGGCGTGAGATCAATCCCATTCAGTTTATGGCTTAATAAAAATGCGCTAAGTATAAAAAACAGCCAAACGCCGACCTTCCCAGATCCTCGCATATAATCTGAATGTTCAGGATAATAAAGAACAAAGGAGTGAGCAAACAGAACCAAAAGCACTGCAATTCCCCTAATTCCTGAAGCAGAAGGAAAATATTTCAATTGATAATTCCTGTCATATTTTAAGTTTTCATGATTTATAGCACAAAAAAATCATACTATAAATTCCACCTGTTATCTCGTGATAGCGGCATAGCTAAACCCGAAAGCGCCAAGTGCAAAACCCTGCGCAGGATGGCCGACACTTTAGAAAGATTGAGTTTGCTATACATATCCTTCCACTTCAACAAGTTTGAAGAAAGTTAACCGCTTCGCCTTGATCAGAGCCTGGAATGATAATACTGTATATATAAACAGTATCAATCGGAGGTGCATCATGGGGTTTCCATCGCCAGCTATGGATTACCAGGAACAGCGGTTAACCATAGATCTGCTATGCGAAATTGACGGGAACTGCCGGGTAATAGAGACGTCATGTGGTTGGGCTGTCATTAACGTTGCCCTGAGACCAGAGCAGGGAGATACGCTCCTGGTAAGAATGGATAACAGGAATGAGTTTGCAAAGCTTTACGGTTCTGCGTTGGTCACTGAAGATGGTGAAGCGATAGAAGGCGACGCGCTGGATGATGTAACTGTATATGGCGTACTGACTCACACCCTAAACATTATAGGGGAGGACAAGTTACCCACCATATAACCGGATAACCACTAAACTGCCTTCCCCAAAATAAAAACTAAGGCAATGAAAATTATGGAGAATTTTAAACATGAAAACTATAGTTAATCAGCCAGTAAAACAAAGCTAACTGGCTGATTAACAAGGGTTAGTTTGATGTTGTTGAGCTTTGCTTGTGGAACAGCTCCCTGAACACCGGATAAATGTCATCCTGGTCACGGATATGCTGCATGGCGAAATTATCGAACATCGCCTGCAGATGCTCATACTCCCGCCACAGGGTCTGGTGCGCGCGACGGGTGATTTCGATATAGCTGTAGTAACGCACGACCGGCAGAATTTTCTTCGCCAGGATCTCGTGACACAGCGGCGAATCGTCGGCCCAGTTATCGCCATCCGACGCCTGCGCAGCATAAATATTCCACTGCGCCGGGTCGTAGCGCTCTTTGACCACTTCATCCATCAGCTTCAGCGCGCTCGAGACGATGGTGCCCCCGGTCTCCTGCGAGTAGAAGAACTCATGTTCATCCACCTCCTTCGCCTGGGTGTGGTGGCGGATATAAACCACCTCCACGTTCTTATAGGTTCTGCTCAGGAACAAATAGAGCAGGATATAAAAACGCTTCGCCATATCCTTGGTGGCCTGATCCATCGAGCCGGACACGTCCATCAGACAGAACATCACCGCCTGGCTGGAGGGCTCAGGGCGTTTTTCGTAGTTCTTGTAGCGCAGGTCAAAGGTGTCGATAAACGGGACCCGTTCGATCTTCGCCCTCAGCTCTGCAATCTCTTTACGCAGGCGCTCCTCTTCCAGCAGTTGCGCCGGTTCCGTATTTTCCACCACCTTCAGGCTGCTCTCCAGCTCGCGCAGTTCGCGACGTTTGCCTGCCGTCATGGCCGTGCGTCGCGCCAGCGAGTTCTGCAACGAACGCACGACGCTGATGTTTGCGGGCACGCCGTTGGCGGTATAGCCCGCGCGGTGGGTTTTATATTCATTAAGCTGACGATGCTGATTCTTTTTCAGATTCGGCAGCGCCAGGTCTTCGAACAGCAGGTCGAGATATTCATCTTTTGAGATCTGGAAGACAAATTCGTCCTGACCTTCACCGTCCTGGCTGGCCTGTCCCTGACCGCTTCCTGAACCACCGCCGCCGCCCTGAGGGCGCTCAATTCTGTCGTTCTGAACGAAGTGATCATTACCTGGGTGTACGCGATGGCGCAGGCCGCCTCGCCCCTGATGAAACATCGGTTCGCTGATGTCATCGGTGGGGATGGAGACAGACTCGCCGCTGTCGACGTCGGTCACCGAGCGTTTGTTGATGGCCTCGGAGATAGACTGTTTAATTTGCGCTTTATAACGACGCAAGAAGCGCTGGCGGTTCACCGTGCTCTTGTTTTTGCCGTTAAGACGCCGGTCAATAAACCAGGTCAT